TCAGGAAGTTTAATTGAGTGGGCTTCCATTAGCTTAGCGATTCCTGACATGAAGTTTTCTGCAATCTCTACTTTGAGAGATGATTCTACAGCTACTTCATTTTCTTTCATCCATTCTTCAGCTACGTAATTCAAATAGTTATCGACCTTTCCAGAAAGGTCTTCTTTGATTTCTTCTACAGATTCAGCTAAAGCAGATGCGTAGTCGTCTTTGAGTTGTTCTTCGATAGAAGATACTCTAGCGTTTACAGCTGCTTCAAAAATTGTTTCTGCTTTTTCTCTGAATTCTTCTGATAGCTCTTCGCCAGCGAAAATTGCATCGATGTCTTCTTTGACACTTCCTTGTCCAGGTGTTGCAACTTTAGGTGAAGATGGCTTATCAGATCCAGCTTTGTCTGCTTTTCTAGCAGGTGCTTTACCTTTTGATACAGAAAGCATGTCGCCGCTTGGTTCAGTTCCAGGTGTCACTGTTTTGCCACCTTGTGGTCCAGGCTGCTCTTTACCTTCTTTATCAGCAGGTCTTTTATTAGATTTGGTTGCGATAGGGTCCGCAATAGAGCTATCTTCGCCACTGGCCTTGAACTCATCAAGTTGTGTTTGGTCCTCAGCCACGGCTTCGATATCCTCGTTAGCGAACTTTCTTAGTTCATTATCGGCCATTTGTGTTTGCTCCTATTTTTAATATGTAATGAGTCTTCTATATTTATAAAAAACTATTCTGTTAGCAAAGAATCTAAGAAAGACTGGAATGCAGCTATCTTATTTTCTTGTACTTGTTTCCAATTTTTATGTCCGGCTTGCTTGATGTTTTCAATCACTCGTTGTGACCAAGAATTTGAAGCCGCATCATAAACCCAATCGACGCCTTCCATAACTCCATTTACAAATGCATTTGGAGCTGATGGATCTGCGACGATATCACCAGCAGTAGCTAGCATGAAATCATTCTGTACTTCATTAATGCCACTGCCAGCTTGTCTCAATGTTCCCATCCCACGAGATGAAACACCAAGCTGAGCACCCTCATCGATAAGAGATTTTACAATCTTACCATATGGTGTGTCCATAATCTTTGCTTTACCTACAAAGTCGTTACCTTCTTTTTTTAGGTCTTTAATCATATGAGAAACTCTTTCGAGGTTAATTGTTGGACCATCAGGATGACCCAGTTCCCCATATGCTCTGTTTGTTTTAACGTAATCGTTATTGTATCTTTCTACTTCTTTTTCCAATACTGGAACAGGATACATTCTTCCGTTTCTATTAACGATACCACCTTGCATAAAAACACCTTCGATGAAATAGTTTTTACCACCATCTTCTTTAGCTTCTATGATTGGTTGAATTTGATCGAAAATTGTTTCTGCAATAAGTTTCATTTGTTCCCCTAAATGTATCCAATAGATGTAAATGAACCACCTGTTGCAAATATTTTATCTGATGGCTGCTTACTAAAGTAAGACACGCCAGCTGCAACAGTTGTGTTACCAATTTGTGTATTAGCACTATCAACAAGAGTTACAGTAGCTGCAGCCGTGTGGTAATGTTTAACCAACGTAGCGTTATCTACTGTGCTAGCAGCTGCAAGGTTTACACCAGCAGCAACTTCATCACCCTTGAGAATTAGGATCCTCATTAGATGAGTTCCTCTGTAATATCAAGTGCAAATTTAACAGCCTGTTCTCTGTCATTTTTTAATAGCTCATCAAACAATTCTAAGTTATCTTCGCTTAGATTGTCTCTGACAAACTCGACTGCTTCATAGACAGCTTCATCTTCGCCGTCATGGTAACTGGACATTTTGGATTTATCCTTGTTAATGTTTGTTGCTTGGAAGACAGCATCTTGCTCTTCTTGTTTTGCATAAGCAGGATGAGGAACTTTTTGAACCACATGCTTGTCTACAAACGCAGCTACTGCGTCAGACTTTGGTTGGGTATAATCGCTCTTAGGCTTTGTCCCAACGTCAGCAGATGGAATGATATCCATTTTGTTTAATTCAACGATGTCTCTAAGTCTCTTCATCTTCGTCTTCCTGTTGTTCCTCAGAATCTTCTTCTGGTTCTGAAATAAGTTCTTGGTCAGATTCATATTCATCCGACTCATCTTCAGAAGGCTCATCTATAGCAACATCTAATTCTAGTTGCTCCTCTTCACCTTCATCTTGTTCTTCTTCGGCAGGCAATTCAGGCTCTTCATATTCCTGACCTACCATTTGGTTAGCAACCTCTAAAGTCTTTTGACCAACCAAAGCTGCTAGCCTATCATTGATTCCATCATCAAACGCATCTGCAGCTTTGTTAGGCTTATCTTCAGATGCAAAATCAACAATATCTCGTGCTGTGTTATCACTCATAATATTACTCCAACTTTATTTATAAATGTTAAGTTTTACTCAGGGGGTGCAGGCGGGAATCTTGTTGAATTCACAACATCTCCGTCCTCATTTCCACCTTGATCTTCACCACCCATGTCCATATCTGGCATCATTTCTTCTTGTTCGTCTGCCTCACTATTCATTTGATCGTGAATTTCTTTAATTTCTTCATCAGTTTGTTTAAGAATATGCTTCTTAACCCATTCCTGACTAAAGTATTTACCAAGGTATGGATCCAGATTATTTACAGCATTCAATCTATCATTAAAGATTTCTAATTCTTTCAACTCAGAGAAATGATTATCTGTAACAAAATCAAATCTCATTTCTCTTCTAATAGAAGGCCAATCGTCTGGCGTAATAATGCCTTTTAATATCAATTGTTTTTCTAATGCCTTCTCAAACAATGCAGCAAATTTAAGTCTAAGTCTTGCAATGAACTTTTGAAACTTGATTTCGTCTCTTGATATTTCTGATGCTCTACCTAAACTAAATCCAGCCTCAGGCTCTAAACGTGAAACAGGAACATTCAATGCTCTGTACAATTTCTTTTGGAAGTATAAAACGTCATCCATCTCTCCTAGGTTCTGACCTGCTGGGAGAGTAGTAATCTCTGTACCTTTACCACCTTCTCTTCTTGGCAACCAATAGTCCTCTAACATTGTCATGAACTTTCTATCGTCTCTAAGTTCACCTGTTGTTGCATCATAGACCAATCTATTCTTGTGCTTGGCCATCATGTCTCTGAGGTATTGTTCTGCTTTTAGTTTTGGAAGGTTACCAACATCAATATAGAATATTCTTCTTTCTGGCGCTCTTGATATTCTGTAAATTACTGTAGCGTCTTCTAATACTCTTAGTTGGTTTAATGGTTTGATTGCTTTATGTAGATGAGACAATACCATTTTATTGTCTTCACTCATAAGACCAGAAGTTGTGTGAAGTATACTATCTTTTGCTATCTTAAGCCCTTGAGTAGTATTCTGAGCGGGGTTCACCATTCCTGGACCGCTTTTATATCCTTTCTCGTTGTACAGATAATATTCTTGTTTTGTTTTGTTTAGAGTAAACTTATTCGTACCTTGACCAGATGCCTTCTTATCTACGACTCTAATCTTTCTAATCTTTCTTGGATCAATGTATCTAAGTTCTTTAATGCCAGACTTGACATCTTGTTCATCTATAATAATATGAAAGTAGAGACGACCATCAATGTACCAATGTCTAAAGATTTCGTATCCTTGTCTTTCAAAATCTAATAAATCTTTGACAGTATCAAATTCTTCTCTGATTGTTTTTTTAATTGATTCACTTACGTCTACATTATCTATGTTTAGTTCTACAACATGGGATTCGGGATCATAAACAACTGATTCATTGATGACATCATCAATAGCATTCTCACATTCAGGCTGCATAGACATCTTTCGATATCTTGTTACTAGCTCGCCTTCTGTTTTAGATGTTTGCTCTAGGTCAACGTATTGTCCATAAACGCCGCCTTCAGCTACAACGACAGCACCATCATCATCTTGACGTGGTACAAATGAACCAAGATCTTCTTGATTTTTTCTTTTGATTTCAAAACCGAATAATTCAGCCATTAGTAGTCCTCATAATATATTTAGGGATACTATTAGAGCCCTTCATCAGGGCTCTATAGTTATCTGTTTTAGTTTCCGCCTGCGTTGCCTGTAGAACCACCAGTCACTTCCCACCAATCGTATTGGAAAGTTACCTGGAATTCTTGTAGAACATCAGTACTGTTCCAATCTACTTCCATTTCAGTAATGTTTACTGGGAAGATTCCGTTAAAGCTGTACTCTCTAACTGGTACGCCGGTCTTACTAAATTGTGTTACTCTAGCAGTTGACTTGTATGATAGATCACTTGCAGATCCAAACCCTCTAACGTTACCAAGGTGAGAGTTAATGCTTTGCATCCACTCTTCCATTGCATTTCTGATTAAAAAGTCTTCGTCATTGATTACTGTAACGTTCCATTCTGCGAATGTTCTGTCACCTGCAATCTTTACTTTTCTACCGAAGTAAGGTACTTCAATTAGACCCAACGTTGAAGCTGGAATCTGTGAAGCTCTAATCATAAATGGTGCTTTAATATCACCTGCACTGTTTGCTGGGTTCGTCAGTTGAACTTGGAATAGCGATGGTCTAGCACCACCAAGGGTTAACTGTGACCTGATTTCGTTAATGTTAAAAGCCATTTGTTTATTCTCCTATTCCTATTTATTAAAACTGTCCAACTATCTCTGAGAATTCTACTCCAGATCTTACTGCAACAAAGTTCAATTGAATGAAGTTAATAGATCTTGCTGGTTTGATGTAGATATCTCCAACAAATTCATTTCTATCGATCACTTCACCAGTGTTGTTTGATTCGTCACAAACCACTCTGAAGTCGTAAATACCTCTTCTTCCTTGAACATCTCTTAAGAAAGGCTCTACCAAGTTTCTAAATTGTGATCTAGTGAACTCATCATTGAATTCGAATAGAGTAAATTTAGATGCTGTTGCAATTGCTTTTTCAAGAACAATGAATAATCTTCTAACATTGATTCTATCAAATGCACTTGGCTTGCCAAGTAATGTTTTATCTCCAAACAATACTGTACCTTGTCCAGGGAATGTAACGACTGGGTTGATGTCTGATTGATAAAGTACATCTCTTTCTGCTTTCTTAGGATTGAAAGCTAGTTTTACGATGTTCTTAATCTGACCTCTGTTGAAACCAGCAGGTGAGAACCAAGCATCTCTTAGCTCATCTGTTCTTACTGCTAGTCCAGCTACGTCACCATTCAATGGGATCCATCTGTACTTGTCTGAATATTTGTCGTATTGATACTTGTAACCACTATCAACCATTGCGTATGAGCTATTGGATAGTGAGTTTCTGAATGTTACGATGGCATCTTTTTCGTTGTTAGCGTTGTTGACAACGTCTTCTTTAGCTGGTGAAATGAATACTACGCAGTCTTTTCTTGACTCACAGATGTTATCTATGATGTATTTTCCAAGACCTTCGCCGTTTGTTCCGCCAACTGATTTACCTGTAAGGATTAAACTTACGTCTACATCTTCTGCTGACTTGTAGAAATCATATCCGCTTGTTAATGTTCCAAGAGAAACACTTCCTTCTGCAGCAGAATCAACACCAAGTTTTAGTGAATCGTAAACAGCATTGTCAGTTGTCAAAGCTGTTGATGCTGCAGCAGTTGTATCTGCAGCAATGGATTGTGCATAAGGTGCATAAATCCAAGATGATTGATTTTCAATTACATCTTTCCAGTAATTTGATTCACCAGTTTCTGTTTTAGCATCTGTAGCTCTTGAAAGTCCTTCAAAGACTTCTAGAACTTGGCCTGGTACACCTGTGATATCTCCGTCTTCGTCTACTACTACAACGTGGATTTCATCACCAACACCACCTCTTGTATTGACATAAGGTGAAGTTCCTGGTGCAGATCTTACTAGATCTTGATAACCCCAGAACTTAGCAAATGTGTTAGCTGTCCAATTAGATGTTCCTGTGAATTTTTCTTTGAATGTGATTGATGTTGTGTCGATAGATGATATTGTTAGGTACTGTTCTGCACCTGCATCACCTACTTTAATTTTATCTCCAACAACAAGAAGGCCAGTACCGCTACCACCTGTGGATTCGTCCTGTCCTGTTGTAGCTGTATTAGCACCTGCAGTTACTGTAATGGAACCTGTTGAAGTCTCTGTGTAGTCATTAGCTGTTCTACATACAGAAACTTTAAGAGAGTTACCAAGAACACCTGGGTATTTTGCTACAAAATGATCTGTTGATTGGAATGTTACCTCCGGAAATAAGTCTGCATTCTTAACTACAACAGCAGCTGAGCTGTTGTTAGAAACTGCATTCTTTGCGCTTGAATCGACTACACGAGTTACATATAGTTTGTTACCATATGATAAAAAGTTAGCGGCAGTGAAGAAAGTTTCTGGGTTAAGATCGCCGTTTGGTTTTCCGAATCTATTTACTAGAGTATCCTCGCTATCAACCAAGACTCTAGTGTCCACTGGCCCCCATCTAAAGACACCAGCAATAGCACCTTCAGTGGTTGAGACAGCAGGAACGACCGTAGTCAAGTCGATTTCTGATACATTTACGCCTGGGCTGACCTGAAATGGCATTTCAATTCTCCTATTTGTTACGATGGATTTTTTTAATCCTGATTATAAAGCTCTATGTTATTTATAAAATACTATATTAGAAGAGCCGCTCTTGGTCATAATCATCATAATTTAAGTCTACCGACGTGATCAATTCACCACCTTTGAATTCATCATCTTCTGTCCATCCACTTTCATAACCATCATCTATGAAACCAAATGGAACCATGTCGTCTTCTAACGCTTGCGCATTAGCTTCATGTAAGTTCTTTCTAATATCTATATCAGTCAATTCTTTGAAATAGTCTTGACCTGTTAACCAAGCAAACAAAACCATGCACATTGCAAGGTCGTCTGTTTGGCCTTCTTCCGCTTCGTAGTTTGTACCTCTTTTATTTGCTACAAACGTCGTAAGCTCAGATAAGATATCAAAATCTCTTAATATTAATCTATCGTTCTCAACGATAGTCTTCAATGAGGAACAACCAATTCTCTTTAGAGACGATGTCGTTCTGACACCTAGTTGATTGTCACCTCCTCCAAATCCGCTGCCGACTATCTGACCTGCTCTTCCTTTCCACTGAGCTCTAATTAAGTTAGTGTACTCAAATTCATTATGAAGTATGTCAGCAACTTGTTGCCCAATGTCATTGATTTCTACCATCACATGGGCGTCATTAAATAATCTCGCTGCTCTATGTATAAAATTCGGATACAGCATAGGCGCTATAGTGTTATCTTTATACGTAGCAACTACTCTATATGGTACTTCAGACACATCAAATACAATAAATGCACTGTAGTCATTACCAACGCCTCTACTTGTATCTACTGTTACTGCGTAGATATGATCAGGAATTGGATCCTCAAATATTTTTAACCTCTCATTATACCTCATTGGGTTATCAAAAGTCAACTGTCTTAACTTATAAGGATCGATTAATGTGTTCGTACTACCTAAGAACTCACACTCAAACTCTACAGCAAACTGTCTTTCTGATGTGTTTCTTATAGTTTGTTCTTTCCAAGCCTCATCTCTACC